TGGCGGACGCTGGGGAAACACTTTGGACCCTGTGCCATTCCTGACCGGCTCACCCGTAGTCGTGAAGCCCGCTTTGCTCAAGGTCGATGGCCGGATGGGGCGCAACACTTGGGCGGCATTTCAGACCGCACTCACTAACGCCGGGTTCCCTCTAGGCCGTATCGACGGCAAGCCGGGAAGTATGACTTACACAGCTATACAGAAATGGGCTGGGGCAACCCCTGACGGCGTGTGGGGCCCTCTAAGTCGCAAAAGTGTACAGGCCAAGCTGGGTGTGAAACCTGACGGCGTGTGGGGGCGTCTGACGATTAGCGCATTGCAGAGAGCAATAAACGACGGGGCGATTTGATGACTGATGAGCATGAAGCGCTGGCGGTAAGGGTTTCTATGCGCGATATTTATCTTGAGGTTCAACGGCAAGGAAAACTGTTAGAGAAAATTGCTAACAGTCTGCCCGACAGTGAACTAAAAATTGAAGACCACGAGATTCGGATTCGCAAACTTGAGATGCGCATGTGGCAGGCTATCGGTGCGTTCGGTTTTCTGGCCGCGGTAGTGTCGCCTCTGATTGCGGTGTTTACACGATGAGCAACCCAAAATGGAAGATTAGACGCCGATATGTGTTTGCCGGGTTTGCTTTGGGTGTGGGAATGGTTGTGTCATCCATTGTCGCTGTATGGCAGGACCGGCTAGGGGCAGGCGATTTGGTCACTGGCGGGGTTGCCCTGATTAGTTTGATTTTGACCTCATACATTTTTGGGGCGGCNTACGACGACAAGAGAATGGAGAANAACACTGATGGTTAGAGTNAAAAAGTATTGGGCCTATGCGGGCGANCGNGCGTTGAAGACGGTGGCACAGGTAGCTATCGCAACTATTGGGGTNGGCGCTGTNGGNGTNTTAGATGTGGACTGGGTNATGGTTGCCAATTTGGCGGCTGGTGCTGGTGTGATGTCTTTGCTGACGTCTGTGTTGCAGTTTGACCGGCCTGCAAAGTAGTGGCGCGGTTGGATGCTGTGGAGCGTGTGGACGGTTTCGTGTGCCCTGTTGACCCTCAAGAGGCTGTTGAGTGTGATGCCTGTCAGTAGGTGAAAGATTTGTTGCCCCCTGGGATTTTATTCCTGGGGGGCGCTTTTTTTGTCTTTATTTTGAAGTGCGAGCTTTTTGTGCCTGGATTGGGTAAAACCGATTATTTTGGATTCTTTTTGAAAAGTATCTCAAAAAGCGGGCCCCGATGGCAGTGTTTAGGCGGGTTTTTTGTGTGCGAAAATAAAGTTTTTTACAAAAAAGTTTCAAAAAAATGTTTCTCCAAAAAAGAGTTTTTCTAGAAACGGTTTTTTGCGTGTTGCAATAAATAAAGTTTTTCTGAAAAAAGTTTCAAAAAAATGTTTCTGGAAAAAAGCTTCAAAAAAATTGTGGGCAAAAACAAAACCCCCGCTACTCACAACGGGGGTTTTGTCTATCAACAGGAAGGAAGAAAATGACGCAAGCAACCATGGAAGTGACCGCCTACAGAAAACCATATCACAGTTCTGGGTTGCTGAGCCATTCATATATTGTGGTTCTGACTACGCCTGAGGTTCGCGCTAGTTGTGTGATGTTTTGACCTTTTTGTTTTTCACGGATGACGGTTCTTTTCATTGCCGTGTTTATTTCTTTGAGGTCTGACAGGGCTAGGTTTCTTTTGTGTGCGAGTGCTTCGAGGGTCATTCCGGGGTATCTGCCGGTGTCTGTGTGTTCCATTTTGTGCCTTTCGTCAGCTAGTTGTGTGTGCCACCATACACCATTGTGGGGTGTGTCCAAATCGTTACCTTTGAGGCTTGCTTTTACCGATGGAGGTGTGCCAATGTCTGGGTGTGGGAAAGTCCCCCAAACGGAAAGGCACCAAATGATTCAAAGCGACGTAGACCGAATAGCTCACTGGTGGAGGGAAACTTCAGACTTTTACCCCGCGGACATTCTGAGCAACATTCTGATGGACGAAACAGTTTTGTGGCGGGTTGTCGAGTCTTGGGAAATCGGGATGCACGGGGCACCATGGGAAGACTTCAAACCTGTGACGGCGGCAAAGCTGTGACCGTGGCAGGGTGGGTCATGCTCATTGGTGGAGGGCTTTTGACAGTCATTCCGGGCATGTTTCAACTGGTAAATGGGTCTACAGTTTTGGGCCTCATTCTGGTTGTCTGGGGTGCCGTTATACTGGTGGGTAAGGGGGCGTCGAATGTCTGAAAAGGTTTGGTCAGCGTACGAGTTGTTGATGCAGGCCAAAGATGAGGTGGGCGAAACAGGGTGTGAGTCTTACCCTGAAGCTTTTTTCCCTGAGGATTCTGAGGACAGGGTTGACGAGTTTTGGAAACGCAAAGAGGCGAAAAAGTTGTGTGAGGCTTGCCCCATGAAAATGCAGTGTTTGGAGTATGCGTTGGAGGCTGATGAGCGCTACGGTATTTGGGGTGGGCTCACATATTTACAGAGAAGAAAACTATCAAGGGGGAACAGAAATGGTTAGTGCAAGAAATACAGACCCAGCGACGTCGCGTGACGCGGGTGATTCGGTGAGTGAAGTAACGTTGACACAATCGTTCGTATTGCGTGTGTTGCGTCGCCCAAGGGTTGACGTGGAGCTGGTGAGGGCGTACCAGAACATGAAGACCGCGCCTAGGGCGTCTGAGTCTGGGATTCGTTCTAGGCGGGCTGAGCTGGTCAAACGGGGCCTTGTGAGGGATACAGGCCGGCGGACACGTTTGGAGTCTGGCCGTATGGCGATTGTTTGGGAGCGCACAGCGTGAGCGCCGAAAAGTGGGTTATCACGATTGGCCGAAACGACTCTAGTTCACTGTTTTATGAGCTTACCCATGTTGTTGGTTTTAGCCAGTCTGTGGTTGCTGAGGGCACAGGGTGCCTTGGCGACGTCGCCTATGAGTGTGAGCAGATTATTACTGGGCACGACGGATGGGAGAATTTCTGATGTTGAGTGCAGAGCAGTTTGTGGCCTCTAAGGCTTTGGGTGAGTCGGAATGGTTGGCGGCCAGGCGGACGGGGGTGACGGCAACCCAGGTGGCTAAGGGGGCGACACCCTCAGGTAGGCGTGAGGTGGTGGAACAATATTTTGAAGACTTTTCTGCCTTTGACAATCCGGCTATGAAGTTTGGGCGCGACCAAGAGCCTGCCTTGTCTATGTGGGTGAAGGAACACCATGGCGGGGTCATGCCGAATGACTGGCTNATTCGTCACGCTGAGGACGGTTTGGCTTTGGCNACACCTGACGGAATCAACCTNANCCACACCGTCATTTCTGAGGTCAAGACCACNGGGAAAGATTGGGGCACAGTCGAAAAAATACCTATCGCCTACAAACGCCAAGTGCAGTGGCAACTGTATGTNACNGGCGCTGAACGGTGTGTNTTNGCCTGGATGTTGCGGGCAGAGGTTGACGGGCGTATGGTGCCGGGCTGGTTTGAACCAAAATCGGGTACTATTTTGCGTGATGAGGAAATGATTGCAGACTTGAAGCTGGCGGCAACAATTCTGTGGAGCGAAATACAAACTAAGGGGGAAGTGTAATGGCTACAAGTGCAGAAATTGTGATTGCAGTGATGACGACTGTTCGGGCGGTTGGTAAGACTGGCGTGAACCAGCAACAAAAGTTCAAGTTTCGTGGCATTGACGCGGTGGTGAATGCTATCGGGCCGGCTTTGCGTGATGCGGGCGGGTTTATTGTTCCTACCGTGTTGAGGTCTGACTATGCTTTGCGTGATGCGGGCGGGTTCATTGTTCCTACCGTGTTGAGGTCGGACTATTCTGAGGGGCGCTCTGCCGCTGGTGGGACGTTGAACCGGGTTCACTTGGAGGTTATGTTCTCAATTTTTGGGAGCGAGGGTGAGCCTGTCACGGGGACGGTGATGGCTGAGGCGTTCGATTCGGGCGATAAGGCGACGGCTAAATGTATGAGTGTCGCTTTTCGGACGTTCATGTTGCAAGTGTTTTGTTTGCCTACGGATGAGCCTGACCCTGATTCGCAAACTTATGACACGACGAGAGCGCCTGAGGTTGCGCCGGCTGTTGCGGTGCCTGAGGGGTTCTTGGACGAGTTGGAGGCCTGCAAGTCTGTGGAAGAAATGACGGTCCTTTACCAGACCGCCGTGAAGGGCGGTTTTTCTACCAATGTTCAAACCAAGTTCACTGAAAAGAAAAAGGGGTTCAGCAATGCCAAAATATAAGTTTGTTGCGCGTGACCGTAAAGTTTTGAGCCTGTTGGAGCAATACCAGCTGGTGTTGGTTGACGGTAACCTCACCCAGCCGTGGCGAATGTTCGCAAACGATATGGGGGCATTGTTCAAGAGGGGCAAGAGGGATGAGTGACCTTACGCCGGCGTACATTATGGATACGCTAACCAAAATTTCTGGACGTATTGACGCGAAAACTAATGAGATTGCGGACCTTGACGCTTTGGCGGTGAGGGCGAGGGCTGACCACAAAAAGGGTTATGCAAACCAGTTTTTGCGGTGTGCAGGGTCGATGGATATCAGACGTTATACGGCTGAGCTGGAAACGGCTGACACGTTTTTGGCTAGTGAGTTGGCTGACCAACAGTTGCGGGCGGCGGTGGGTGCAATAAAGGCTTTGCGTGACAGTCTTGAGGTGTGCCGGTCTTTGTCGCCATTACTTCGACTTGAATGGGGACAGGCGTGAACGGTGCCACTTCCCGGCGTAAAGGAAACCAGGCTGAGGTCGACGTGTGCAAAACGTTACGGGAAGCCGGCTGGGATGCTGTGACCTCTAGGGCGGCGCGTGGAGGGTTCCAGGCAGGCGAGGACATTATTACAAACTTCCCTGCCTCTATCGAGGTAAAGAATCATGTCAAAATGGATTTGGCTGGCTGGTGGAAGCAAGCTGTTTCTCAGGCGGGCGACAAGCCGGCCATTGTAATCCATAAGCGGGTAGGTAAGGCGAGCCCTCAAGAATGGTGGGTGACCATGGATATGGCCACACTGTTGCGGTTGATTGGTAAGCCGTGAGTTTGGGCAAACAGTCACGCAAACAGGTCCAGGCGGCCCGTGAAGGCGTGTACGAGCGTGACGGGGGTGTTTGTATCTCCAAGGGCGTCCAAGGGCCCTGTGGCGGTCCTGTGACCTTACAGCATAGGGTGGGGCGGGGAATGGGTGGAAGCGCACTGTACGACAAAGAGCCCGCTTTCCTTTTGACAATGTGCAATGACCACAACGGTTTGGAAACGTCCAACGCTGACTATCACCGGCTGTGCCAAGATTTGGGCTGGTCTGTGCCTAGGTGGGCGGTGGAGCGTCGCTCGATTACAGAAATTCCTGTCTGGTATTGGGATGGCTGGTTTTATTTGACAGGGTTTGACAGGGTGGCCACGACCGAGGTGGCGGCAAAAAATAAGATGGAAGAAATTTATGGAAGGACAACAGGCAACGATTGAAACAGACCTCAGATTTTCTTTGGTCCCCGAGTGGGTTTTGGACGCTAAAGGCCGATGGCACGCGTTAACTTTTCAAAGTAAACGAATGCTTTTAGTGATATAATTAAAGAACCCCGCGACGCGCAAACGCCCGGGGCTATGAGTACAGACTGAAAAGGAGTCCGACTATTACCCAGTATAAGGCCTGCACTAAGTGCGGGCAAGTCAAGCCGCACGATAGTTTTCATAAGCGAAGATTGTCAGTGGACGGCTTAGTTACTAGTTGCAAAGCATGCGTCAAGGCTTACGGCGCTAACCATTATTTGACAAATCGCGAAATAAAATTGCAGGAACGGTCTGCCTACCGTTTGGCCAACTCAGCGCGACTTGCGGAAGCGCAACGCGGTTATCGCAATCGAAACCGTGAAAAAGTTGCCGCATACTCTCGTCAATACCACCGCGACAACCCAGACAGAAGCGCGAGAAGTAACTACGCTCGCCGCGAGCGAATGGAGTCTCATTTCAAGTTTCAGGTTACAGCCAAAGAGCTGTTGCGCATAAAAAATTCGCCCTGTGTCCATTGTGGCGCTAAAGGCAATACCCATATTGACCATGTGGTGCCAGTTTCAAAGGGAGGCAGGCATAGCATCGGTAATTTGATGCCGCTGTGTAAAAGTTGTAACTTATCCAAACACGATAGTTTCTATTTTGTATTTAAAATCAGGAAGGGGAAAGTGTAATGGCACTTATTCGGGGGCATCACGATTTTGATTTTGGAATGTGCGAGAAAGTTGCCAGTCATGCAACGACCCACGTATTGGGTTTCCCGGAGTCAGAAAAATGAGTATTGAAGCTTTATCAATCGTTTTGAACCATTCAAGGGCCACTGTTTCGGCAAAGCTAGTTTTGCTTGGAATCGCCAACCATTTAGGGCCCGATGCTTGGGAAGGCGCTTGGCCCTCTCAGCGACGGCTGGCCGATTACGCCAACATTACTGAGCGTGGCGTGCAGGAAGCAATCAAAAAGCTGGTCGAATTGGGCGAGTTGCGGGTGAGCGTAGCGGCGGGCAATTCACGCAACCAGTACAAGCCAAACCTTTATTGGATTGACGTGGAGTGCCCGGATGATTGTGACCGTTCAATGGGTCATCGCAAAGTGGCACAAAAGGACCCTCAGGGTCACACCCCAGTTCCGGCAGGGTCACACCCCAGTTCCGGCAGGGTCACACCCCAGTGTGTAGGAACCGTAATAGAACCAGAAAAGAACCTTAACGCTAAGGTTTCTCAATCTCAAGAGGGTTTTGATGAGTTTTGGAAGGTCTACCCGAGAGGCGAGGATAAGCCTGATGCGCGAAAAGCATTTGCTAGGGCGCTGAAAAGGGTTAGCTTTGAGGATTTGATTGCTGGCGCTATACGTCACCGGGATGACCCGAACCGGAATCCTCAGTGGACAAAGTACGCTCACCGCTGGTTGGACAAGGATGGGTGGGACAATTCGCTTAAGCCGGCCACTGAGGTGTTGAATGAGTGGGGGCGGCCTTTTGCTAAGTCTGCGGAGTCGCCGGCTGTGAGGGCGTGGGTGAAGGCTGGGCATGACCGTGGTGAGCATTGGGCTTGTAGGCCGGGCGAGTTTGAGGGGTGCTAGTTTGCGCCAACCCCAAATAGGTGTATGGTGGGCAACACGCGAAGATGCGTTCAACAGACAGGAAAAATGGAAATGCTACTTGAAGAAAAAATGAGAACCGCACGGGAAGCTTATGAGCATGGCTTTGCGGCTGGGTTGAGGGCTGGCGCTTTGGACAGGCGCGAACGCAAAGCCATTCGCCAAGCTAAGACCCAGTCGATGGTGGGCTGGGTGTTGTTGGCTGTGGCGTTGTCAATTTGTATGGCTGTGTTGGTGACTGTGCCGTTTCCTGGTTTGGGGACACAATGAGTAAAAGTGTAGTCCGAAAGCTAACTTGCAGGGAGCGTGACACCTATCTAATCCCAGCCGGAACGCCTCGCTATGAGGTTTGGTCGGTTGAGTCTTCGCTTACCGACCTTCTCGGAGATTTGGGGAACCCCGTCATGAAGACAACATGGCTCAAGGGTGGGATTAGATTGCAGGATATTCGTCACCCATCAGTACTGGATGGTGTTTCCGATGTGGAACCGTGCGAACATTATTATTGGGAAGGTAGCGACGATGACGAAGAAGGGGGACACAATGAGTGAGCGAGACTTCGAGAGCTGCATTAAGGAAGCATACAAGCGAGGATACCTAGACGGACGTTTAGGGGAACTTTGGGGCGCATGGGATATGGGATACCAGGCAGCAGTGAAAGACGCAGAACATCGGGTGGGGGAGGCACTGAAAACTTTACTGCCGAAAACAACTGATGCCCCCCCGCCCTTGTCTTGATTGTGGGGTGCTAACCCCCACCGGTTCACGCTGTCCTACCCACACACAAGCGCGGAATCAAATCCGATACCGGAACGAGACACCAGCCCGAAAAGAAAAGAAGGCCCTGCTCTACAACAAGGAATATCAGAAAGAAGCTAAGAGGGTGAGGGAGGGTGCCTATCAATGCCATCTATGTGGTGGGGGGGTGAGGGTAGGAGATCCGTTCGAAGCAGATCATGTCGAACCTGGGAACATTTATTCACAACTTTTACCTGCACACCGTACCTGCAACAGACGCAAGGGTAACAAGCCACGACAGCCACGCTAAGA